CGTCTTTACTGCGGTTATTAACTAATGCAGTAATAGGATCTTCAATTAAACTAAACCCTTCAGCAACTGACCCATATTCTCCATACGAGTTGTTACCGTTAGTTGCACGTAAGACTCCTCCTGATTCAGCAAGATATCCTATATGACAAAAATATGTAAACACGGATACAAGTTCTGATCGTCCACCGGCTTCTGCCCAGTAACCTATACCGTCACTAATAATTTGTGTAAAATCGTTTGCTACAATTGATTTATTTCCGCCATTATGCAGAGCACCGTCAATGTGCATACCAGTACACCCTGTTCCAAAAGTTGATACGTTTTGCACATATGGCGATTTAGTAGTAATTTGAACACTAACATCGTCTACGCCTGCACCCGGATCAAGGCTCACAAATGCTCCTCCTCCAGGGCGTTTTGTTAAATATTCATTTGCAGTACCTAAACTACCATATAATCCTTGTAATGTCATATTACGAATGCCCGAGCCGTTGCGTACATAGAACATGTCTTTGCCCTCGTCTCCTGCTTGTGGCATTATAACTGTGCTTCTTAGTTCGTCGCCTACTAGTGCTACGTTTGCAGGGACACTAATTGGTAATATTTCTTCATAGATACCAGTTTTAATAAACACTGTCGCTGGTGCACGATTTTCAAAATCGTCTAAAATAAAGTCACATGCATATTTTACTGTTCTAAATGGTGAAGATTGTGTTGTACCAGCTGCTGGCACATCAGTTCCTTCTACACTTACGTAATAGACTTTATTAATTAACCCTGACGGAATCCAGTCAGGTAAAGTAGTTGAAGATACTGTCAATGCTTCGCCAAAGTTACCAATAGCAAGTCTAGTATCTATAGTGTCATAAACTTTTATGTCACCTTGGTTAGTTAAACGATTGTTCGGAGACCCTTGAATCAATAATGTCCAATAATCAGCTTCATCTAAAAATTGATCTAAATCTGGACGACTGTCACTAGAACTTGAATTGTGTCGTCCTATACAAATGTATGCAGTGCTTGCATAAGTAACAATGTCACCTAAGAAGTATTCTATATTGTCTTCCCATTCTGCACGCCACTGAGATCCAGTAACTAATACTTGCCATATTGCAATGTTAGAGTCTGGATATTCACCTGTTGAGTCTTGCAGTGCAATATATAGATAGCCGCTGTTTCTTACAACATCGCCAGTGAGGTATGCAGTATCAATATCCCATTCGCCTAAGTGATTGTATCCTTGAGTTAATAACTCCCAATCTCCTGTATCTTGTAATATTCCATTTACACTCGGTACTGATGCTGCGTTATTTTGTAATGCAGTATATGAATATCCGCGATGTAAAACAATGTCGCCTACTTGATATTCTATATTTTCTTCCCAAATACTATCAAACTCAAGACCCGGAACAAATATTTCCCAACTTGATGCATCTGCACGAAGTAGTTCTTGATCTGTTGATGAAGTATGTCCTTCTAACGCTTTCCATAACATACCTCCATATTTGACAACATCATTAGACTTGTATCTAAAGCCTGGTACCCAATCAGTTTTATATTCAATGCCGTTAGATACTGTTTCCCAATTTGCTATATCGGCTTCTAGTCCGTCTTCTTCGGTAGCTGCACTAGTATGTCCTTCAATACATCTATATTGTGTGGCGCCATAGCGAACAATATCATCTAATACATATCTAGTATCAGCCGTCCAATTGTATCTCCAATTGTCTGAACGTGTTACAATGTTCCAACTAGTGATGTCATTTTCTAGGCCTAATGCGGCTGTTGCTGCACTTGTATGTTTAACGGAACAAATATAAGTTACGCCGTTATATCTAATTACGTCACCTAAATCATAATAAGTCGATGTGGTCCAAGTGTTTAACCAATTAAATGTTGTAGCGTAGACTTTCCAATTTATAATATCACTTGGTAATCCAACATTAGCTAGTATTACTGAAGTGTGTGAAGTAACACACTGATATAGATACCCTTTGTATTTTACAATGTTACCTTCTGAGTAAAACGTGTTAGGGGTCCATTCATTCTTCCAGGCGTATCCGTCAAACATTAACTCCCATTGAGAGTTGTATGCAGTGCGCATCGGAGCACCCATGTCTGTATTCAACGGACTATAATAATATAGCTGCGCAGGCGCACTAGCTGGAATAGTAATAACTATCGAACGTGTAATTGCAGTTAAGAAATTTGCAATGTAATCATCTGAAGTTACAGCAATACTATCAAGGAAATATGCAATATTAACGTCATATCTGCTTGCACCTGCTAGTTCTCCATTTAGTAAGTTGCTAATTAATAGAGGATGTATTTCGTTGTTAAATTCAATGTTGCTAACATCTGACTGATTAAATGTGTAAGTTCTGCCTTGAAGTAAAGATAGTGTAGGATTTTCTTCACCATCGATATAAAAATGACCTTGCGGGTTAGAATTTAAACTGTCAACAGATACAGTAACAGTAAATGTTTGTTCGCCTTCACTGTATTTGTCTGTATAGAAATTTTCTGCTGCGGTATGTCCTTGCAAACATACAAACGCCTTGCCTTGATACAGTACTATATCATCTTTTGTATATGTTGATCCGCTTGTCCAAGTGCTTTTCCAACGGAATTTTATTCTATCTAATCTAAAATCTGCCATAATGTTCCCAGTCTATCTACTGTATTTATTGTCCGCTTGATGACGAATTTTCGTCATATGTAAACTTTTGATTTATTCTTGCAACTAATTCGCCTTCGTCATTTACATAATAAAATATATTTCGATCATCCCATCGAAATTGTTCGTATGATAAATTATTATATACTAACTCGTGGTTAATATCTCTACCTTCGTAAAAGTCTTGACCTTCTGAAAAGTTTGAAAAACTGTCTTCAGGTGCACCTGGTTTGTTAACTGCGATACTATCTTCGTTCTTTAACTGATCAAGTTTACCTACAAATAATTCTCCTTCAGATGTTCTACGTAAACCGTAAAAAAATCTATTTTGCATAGCATTTAAAATGCTATCTGGACTAAATCCTGTATAATTTGCTGACATATTATTCTTCCTTATACAATATCTACGTAGCTAATGACTGCATCAACTGCTTCATCTTGATCGGCTACAATAAACAATTGATTACTTGGTGCTAAAATTAATTTTTCACCTGCACTTAATGCACGTAAACTCGAGTTCGGAGGAACCATTACATCTTTTAAAAAATATCCTTCGACACTAGTATCGTCGTGTACTAATACACTAACGTAAATTATTGTATCACCTAAATTGGCTAAACTTAACCCTACTAGAGTAGAGCGTGTATTTTCATCAGTCTCTAATGCAAGTATAGGTATTGGTCCTACTTCTTTTACTACTTTGTTCTTAAATGTTGCTGCCATTTTCTTATCCTAATGTTAGTACGTATTCAATTGCAAGGTCTTCTGCTGCACTATAAGTAATACTACCTGTAGCACCTGCAACTGACACCCAACTATTGCCGTCCCAAATTTCTAAATAACCCTGTTCTGTATTATAACGAGTCATACCTGTTTCTCTAAATGCTGCGCCTGGGCGTTGCGCACTTGTTCCTACAGGAAGTACTACTCCATTAGATCCTGCAATTTTAAAATAACCGTCACCTTGTTGTTGGAAGTACATCACTCCGTCTGTTGTTCTGTTGGTAATTGTACTATCTTTAAATGCAAGATCGTCAATTACTACTGCGCCAGTGCCGTTAGCTGATAATACTAAGTCTGTATTAGTAGTAACAGTTTCTATTACGTTACCGTCAATAGCGATATCATCAACTTCAATTCTAGGAGTATTTAATCTTGTACTGTTGATATCTACACGTAATTGTCCGTCTGTGTAAAATCTAATAGTATCGTCGTTTGCACCTGGTGTTAGTTCAGCGGTGATGTATGTATTAAGATCTAAATCATAAACGCCATTTAATGCAATCCAGTTTCCGTCGTAACCCTCGTACAAATTTGTATCAGTATTATAGCGGATCATTCCTAGTTGCGGACTAGGACGGCTTGCAGTATCGCCTGTAGGTAGTTGTAGCGCACCAGTTGATGTTATTTTTACAATGCCACTTGACGAGTCTAAATTAATATCGCCGCTTAAACTTTCAATAGTATTTCCACTAAATCTTAAATTACCAGTATCAATTCTATCACCGGTAATAGTTGTAGTGTCGCCACCAGTAGTAATTGTAATACCGCTTGTAGTTTCTATATTAAAAGTTGCACTTGTAAAGTTTACAGTTCCAGTTTGCTGATCAACATAAAATAAATCACCGACTCTAAAATCGCCTTGATGATCTACTGAGCTATATCTAATTTTTGCATTATTAAGTTCAACAACTTCGTTTGCTTGTATAACAGTTAATTCGTCATTATCAAAATTCTTACCGTTACCAATGTATGCAAAGTTTTGACTAACAAGGTACATTAATACCCCGCTGCCGTCTCCATATGCACCGTAATTACCGTACACACATGCACTGCCGATTGATCTTAGTTCTGCACCAAAGTCTGTAGTGTTAGCAAGAGTTACAAACTTTGCAGTAGCACCGTTTGAAAATCTTAAATCTTGTGTTTCTAAAGTATCGTCTACTATTGTAGTACTTAAATTTGTACCGTCAAAATGTAACAATAATTTAGTATCTGCGTCGCTAGTAAATGCCGCTACCAATGCGCCAAAGGCTGCTGTATAACGTGCAATGTCTTTGCTAATTCTTACTTCGTCAATATACCCTGCAAATTCATTAATTCCGTCCCAACGTGCGCCAATGACAACAGGTTTAGCAACTCCATAGTCTACAGGACTTACTGTCCAAGCACTTCCTTGCAATACTCCGTTAACAAACATTCTTGTCGAATTTCCGCTGCGACTAACTGCAATATGATACCAAGTATCTGCAACTAGTGTAGATCCTGTAATTCTATCTGCGCTGTATGAATAATAACGCAGTTGGCCGCCTGCTGCAATATAAACAACAGGAGCAACATTTGAACCTGCACCTGCTCTAAAATCAAATAAATTCTGCGTAGTTGTTACGCTGTCAAATCTAAAATAACCTTCTACAGTAAAATCGCCTGTACCAAATCCAAAGTCATTATTAGACACTACGCTTGCATAGTCACCGGTTCCGTCTAATCTTAAACTAGCACTTCCGTATTTCTTAAAAGTAGTAGACAATGCAGCATCACCTGCTAGTACTACTGTTTTGCCGCCTCTGTTGCCTGCAATTTCTAAATCTGATAAATTTCCATCAACGTAGAATTTGCCGTCTGCGTCAACACCATTAATAGTTCCTGTAGCTAATACAGTTACATTGTCTGTGTCATAATATGTAAATGTGTTGCCGTCAACAATTGTGCCAGTCAGCCCGCTAACTCTTACAGAAGTTTGACCAGCTCCCTTTAATCCGCTTATACCATCTAGTGCATAAAGTCCACGGTTAGCAAAGTATGTAAAGCTGTTAAGCCATTCTACTCTAACACCGTTAGTCATTGTAATACAATCAACTCCAGGAGTAATGAATGTAACACTATGGAACAACATACTTGCTTCATTAGATGTAGATAATGCAACTGCCCCGTCGATATATGCACCCTTGCCTGCATCGCCTTGTGCAAATCCATTAGGATCACTTGCTGAAGTTACTGAACCTTTTGTAATAACGCTTACATTTCTAATATAAGGACTGCGTGTAGTTACATTAAAATTAGGAGCAAATCTAAATGCATACCCTGTATAAAAATCTTTTACAGTTAAATCTTCAACAGTTGTTTCACCATTTAATAAAAATGCATCGTTACTCTGTGTTGCCGGTGTAGGAGTAATATTAACTCCACGCAAACTATGTCCTTTGATTGTAACACCAACAGGAACAGTCAATGGAAATTCTTCTTGATACGTGCCCGGATATATGTGAATAGTGTCGCCAGCAGTTGCTTGTGTTAATGCGTATTTTAATGTTCCAAATGTGTCATTAGGATGATCGCCGCTATACGTGTCGTCTCCGTTTTCAGAAACATACCAAATATTTCCTTGACGCAACGCCAAGTCAACTCCGTCAACTTCTATTGACAATGCTGTCACGGTCCCGGCATAAAAGTTTTCAGTATATATATCTTTCCATATTTTTGTAGGCGAACCTAAATCATATGTCGAATTAACATCTGGAACAATGTTACTTGCAATTTCAGCATTAAAGGTAACATTGTCAGTATCAGCATCACCGATTGTAATATTACCATCAGCAGTTATACTACCTGTGGCAACAATATTGCCATATACATTTGCATTACCGAATATTTCTACTGAGCCAGTTCCGTTAGGTGCTAGTTCAATATCTGCGTTAGTTACGTTAGTGGATATAGTATTTCCATCTAGATCAAAACTATCAATAGTCAATCTATTTTGATAAATGACATTATCTGCGGTACCCAATATAAGTGTAGATTGTGCTGTTGAAATTGAGTTACCAGTAATAGTAATATCTGCAATATTAGCAAGTGTGCTAACTTCTACACCTGATGAGCGTGTAGTACCGTTTACATCTAAGTCGTATTGAGGAGACGCAGTGTTAATACCAACGCGGCTGTTATTCACATCTAAGTAAAGTAGGTCATTCTCAAAGGCTAAGTTTACACCCTCACGTAGAAGGTTTGCCTTTAAGAGCGGACCACTAATACGACCAATAGCCATCTTTGCTCCTTAATACGGGGATCCTGTCCCTCTAGCCAAATTCTCAGCCTTTCGGCTCTTTGCTGGTTAACCACAGTTTGATTCAAAGGAAGTTGGTCGACTTTTGCCCTTCTTAATACTATTTATCGTTTTTAAGGATTATCCTAGTACAAGCGTCCAGATATCAGTTAGTTCTCTTAGAACGTCTTCAGTAACGCTTTCGCCTTCACCTGCTGCACGTTGCCATACTGTACCCGAGTATACTTCTAATACATCAAGTTCTGTATTCCACCTAGTATCGCCTGCTTGTGGAGCACTAGGACGTTCAGCTGTAGTACCGAAAGGAATTACTAGTCCTGTAGTACTATCAAATTTAGCATACCCGCGACCGGTACTTGCTATAGTTAATGCATTATTAGAAGAATTTGTTAAAGTGCTTTCAATAACATTAAAATTAAAAATATTTAACGCTGACTCTCCACTTCTTCGTAGTTCTATATCTGAATTAGACAATGTGCTAACAATAGAATTATTGTTAAAAAATAAATTGTCATTTGACAGACCGTTTAATCGCAAACCGTAATGATGTACTTCTGCTGTCTGTATATTATTAGCAGTAAAAATTAAAGTATTATTAGTAGGATGTGCTTTAACACTAGTTTGTCTATCGGTTGAATAAATGCCGCCAAAACTAAGGCCACCTGTGCTGTGCCCTTCATATATGTTTGTTTGTGTATTGTATCGTATACCTGATGTAAGATTAGGCTGTTGAGCAGTAGTGCCTTTAGAAACAACTAATACAGGATTAGTATCAGTATTAAATAATTCAGTTACTGGTGATAATATCAGCGGACCGTCAATAGTATCAATAGTGTTACCACTAATTCTAATATTTCCTATATCAATTCTAGATCCATCAATGTATGTTGTATCATTTCCATTTCTAATATTGATGTTACTTACGCCACTAAAGTCAACTAAACTAGCATCAATACTTGTAGTGCCTGTTTCAAAATCTACATAAAATGCATCACCTACTCTATATGTACCATCTTCGTTTGTAGAAGTATAATATATTTTTCCCGAGTTTAATTCAATAGTTTCTTGACTATCAACAGTTAATGTGTTATCATTAGATAC